CCGGTTTGCCGGGGACCAGAATAGCGACTGCTTGACAACCGGCGTTCCCGCCGAAATGCACATGTCCTCGAACTGATCCGTTCCGGGGCCGGGGTGAAAAGATCGTTCGGCTTGTGTAATACGTTTTCGCAGTGCGTAGTGGGCCAGGATCTTAATATCGTGCTTGGCAAAAGGAGCGAACCGCAGCCGGTCGCACTGAATCCCCCGGAATATCTCCGGGTAGTCCGTACAGGCCTCAATATGGTTGCCCTGGTCCAGGTAATGCTTGACGATCGGCACCTGATAGATGGTATCCCCGATCCCCCGGCCGCCCCTTAATCGTTTCCACATGGTTACAATTCGGCCTCGATTGTGGACTGCCGGAAGCATTTTAGTGCCGTTTCGCGGGTGCAGTTGATGATTTCGTACCCCGCCGGCTTAATTTCGGCGAACCTGGCCAGCCAGCTTACGTAGGCGTGGCGGCGGTTAATAGGGCCGGGGTGAGCGCCGAACCAGTGGGTTTCGCCCCGCATATCGAATCCTAGTAAGATTATGCGGGTTGCGCCGAATAAAACGGCCAGATTCCCGGCCTGATAGCCCCCGTTACCCCCGGAATGGACGCAGGCGGGGTCAGTTGACCACCCCTTTTTGCCGATATCGATATGGATTGTGTTGAGGTTCCAACGTTTGGCGGCGTCCGCCCCCCCGTTGACATCCCGGGTAATTTTGATCCCCGGGAACTCGGGAACGCCCTGGTGATGGTCCCACCAGGCCGGATCTGAGGCATACAGCACGTCCGCCCAGGGCGCCATCCGGTAGTTGTCGTTGACGATAATCACCGGGCACTTGCCGCGGCAGTATTCCACATCCATCAGGGTGAGGGAGGGGCCGGTTGCCATGACAACGGCGGGGCCGGTCCAGAGTTTCGGAACAACGTACAGAATAACCTCCGCCAGTTAATCCGCAAATGTAGACACGGCAGGCCGTGCGGAAGTCGGCTTTTCGGGAATTACCCTAGCCGTGTCATTCGGTACGAAAGTGATCGATTCGATGGTTTAAGATCGCCGCCTTCGCGCCGAAGGGCGGGCTGTACATCTGAAAATCGAACGCCTCACCCCGGTAATTAAAGATATCCCCAACGATTTGCAGGACCGCCCCGCGTAGCTCTTTCGGGACCGCGACTTGATTCGCATAGCCGGCCACGAACCGGACCGTCACCGCGTTGAATGTCTGCGTGCGCACGGATGGCCAGGTCGCGCCGTAAGCTGGCATGATCCGGCCCGGTCTGCTATGGGTATCGACCTGATAATCGGTATTTGCGACCAGTGTTTGAGTGCTGCCGCCGGTGTCGGTGTAACTGATTGAGGTAACGGATACGACCGGGGCGAAGGGGAGTCGCATAAGGGCCTGAAAGCCATCCAGCCGCCAGTCCCAGGTTTGAGAGATAAGTTTCAGGCCCGTTTCATTCTCGACGAACTCGCGGGCCTGTTTGATGAACGGCAGCAACAGATGATCTTCCGCTGCCTGGAGTATCTTATGGTGATCCTTCACCTCCTCCACCGACACCGGTTCGACAGTCGGCGCTGTAACCAGTGTCAAAGACATGTTATTTTTTAGTCGTGGTCTACTTCGATTTCAACTACCGTTGACAGGTCGTTACTGCCGGCTGGTTGCGTCTTCGGCAGGCCCAGTATCACGCAGGCGGCGGGCCCGCCAGTCGTATTGCCCGTAATCATGCGGGCTGCGACATAGCGGAAACTGCCAGCAACATCCAGTTCGTCGTTGTGCAGGGAGATCACGATCTGCTTGTTGTCATTGCCGGCCGCCGACCCGGCCAGTTGGGTCGCGCCCTTGATCGCCTTGGCGCTGGTGCCGGAGCTATCGGTAGCCTCCTGCAGGCGGGCATCGATGGTTTCGTTCGCCATATCGCCCAGCAGGAAAATAGCGATAATCTGATGATATTTACTCATATCAACATAATCGCTGACCTGTTCAGAGTTGATGACTGTTTGCGGATCGATGGTTGCGACCACCTCCAGTTGTTCGGCAAGATGTGCGTTTAAGTTCATATTTTTAACCCTCTTTTCAATCATTAATGGGGGACATCCGTGTCCGTCAGTCAATTAGCTACCGGTTATGATCCCGCCCGCTCTTCAAGGATCACGAAGGGCGAAGTCGAGGACGAACCGTTCGCATCCGAGACCGCTGCCGACGGCCAGGGCAGACCGTCCAACCGGAAGATCATGCGGAAGGCCGTGGTATCGTAGTCAAACCACAAGTGCATTGACTGCGCGGTTTCGATCCCCTTGCGGATGGTCACGTATTTCTGGAAATCGTGGAACTGGATATCGCCAGCCGTTCCAAGCGCCTGTGCGCTTTGGGTGATTAACACCGGACGGCCCAGTAACAGGCCACCGGGGGCGGCGCGGAAATCGCCCAACCACACATGATTGCCGGCAGTATCCACCAGCGTACCCAGTACCGGTAGGACGGTGTGATGAACCAGCCACACAGCCCGGCCCAGGGATTCGGCCAGCATCCGGGAATACATGTTCAGGATGTTCAATGCAGTCAGCGTGGAGTCGGCTTGCCCGGTCGTCTTGCTGACTGTGATCAGCGCACCGGAATTCATGACACCGAGCGGTTTGCCGACACCGTCGCCGTTGATGATGGAGTCGTTGGCCTTCCAGCGCACGGACTCGCCAGCTTTGCGAGGCAGGTAAGCACTCAGCGCGCCGGCGTCCGCCAGGAGTTCGTCCGTCACCGGGCACAAGGCAAACAACTTTTTGAGCCGCAGGGTTGAGAGGCCCAGTTTCGCCTTGGTCTGCGTCGCCTGGCTGTTCTCGTTTTCCCAGTAAGCCCGCACGCCATCGGTGCCCCAAGCAACCGTTTCGTCCTTCGGGAAGGACATGGAGTTGCCGGTAATGGGGATATCGTCGGTCATCCCCAGGAAATTATCCGGGCCTTCGAGAAAGCCGCGTACCTGTGAATTGAATTCGGGCGGGATTAGATAACCCCCATCGGCGCCAGACGCCTCATTGCTGACGGTCGTCGGGGCCGCGCCGAAATGCAGGCGGCTGTCAACAGACCTGTCACTGCGCCCCGGCATGGACGCCTGCCGTACCGCGGCGGCGAACTCACCTATGTTCTTCCAGCCGAACCTCGGATCGCGCTCTGCGGCCGGTGCGCCACCCTCGATAATTTCCTTACCTTCCACACTGGTATCTTTCTGGATCTTTTCCAGATCCTGCTCGACGCTGGTCAGTTTATCCAACCGCTCGATCTCGGACATGTAACCCTCGTGCAGTTCAATGTCTTCATCCGTCAGGTCGCGGTCTTCGTCCTTGGCCTTCGCGTGCATGGCCTTGGCCTTCGCTACGATCTGATCCCGTTTCATTTTCAGTGCTTCGACTTTCTTGTTCATGATAGCGACTCCAATCAAGTTAATCCGCGTTCAAAAATAATTCTATACCACTTTTCCCAGTAATTCCAATTCTGCCATCGCGCGTTTAGTCGACGGTGCCCGTTTACTCACCCGTGCGATCGTATCGTTCAGCGTTTCAACACGATCCGCCATACCCAGACTGACCGCCTCTTTTGCCAGTACAGTGCGGCCCTGCCCGAAGTCTTTGCGCACTACATCCTTCGGCGCGCCGCGGCCTTCCGCAACGGCGGAAATGAAAGTATCGTAATAAGTATCGATCTGCGACTGGATATGTGTCAGCGCCTCATCCGACAAGGGTTCATGCGGGTTGCCTTCGGATTTGAATTTCCCGGCATGGATATAAGTCGGTTTGATCCCCATTTGCTCGTTGAATTTCGACCAGTCTACGTGCATACCGATAACGCCGATTGACCCAACTTCGCCGCTGGGGGTGACACATATCTCAGTGCAACAGGACGCCAGCCAGTAGGCGGCGGACGTGGCGAGAGAGTTGACGCTGGCAATGATCGGTTTCTGCTCGCGGGCATTTAACAGGTAGTCGCCCAGTTCCTGCACGCCGAATACGGATCCGCCCGGCGAATCAATGTCCAGCACGACGGCCTTAATATTCGGATCGGCTACGGCCTGCTTGACTTGCCGGGTAAGTTTCTCGGTTGATACGCCGCCCGAGAAGTCGCTCATCATGTTCATCCGCTGGGAGACAACTCCCACTACCGGGATAACGCTGATACTGCCGGCGGTCGTCGGCGCTTCCCGAAGTTCCGCCGCCTTGAAATTGATTGTTTCGCCACGGATACGGAGGTTAAAGAACTCAACGATGGCGTATAGTTTGGATTCCTGGATGGCCCAGAAGGTGCCGGTAAATGCTTGCAAGAGGACTGAATTCAACGCATTGCCCTGTTTTGTCTGCGTGCAATGTACAGTATTGCATAATTAGCGTCAAATATCGGCATCACGTTTTCTTTTTCCTCGTCGCCCGCGTTTTCGGCTTCGGCTTTGGTTTCCCTTCTGGCTTTTGTTCCGGTTCGATATCCGAGTCCGGTTGTTGTCCGGGCGTCCCCGCGTTCGGTTGCTGCACTGGCTCATCTAACCCTGGCAGCGGGTTAAGGTTTTCTTTTATGCGCACTTCGTTCCGGGTCATGGCGCCGATTTCAACCATGATCTGATAAAAAGCAGATCGGGCAGCGGTATCGCCGCGCAACAGCCCGTCCACCAGGAACTCGGCAAAGATATCCTCATCAAACGGCATAATCAGATCACGGCTTATTGCCTGCTCCCAGCGGTAGAACCATGGCAGCATCGTGTGTTTAACGAGCGAGTCGAAGAACTGCTCGGCGCTGGCGTAGGTTTGGGTCTTATCACCGGCCTGCAGTAGTACAAGCGGCACTCGATAGATCGCCGCAATTTCCTCTCGGGTATATTTCCTTGATTCTATATATTGGAGTTCACGATTAGTCACCGTCAGGTTGTGGAGTTCCATGCCGTTCTCAAGGATCGGCGTCTTACCACGATTGCCGCCGGTTACGGCCGCCTGCCATTGGCGGGCGAACTCGGCGCGGTTTTCTGCGTCCTTGAACTTGCCGGGATAATTCAGGTAGGTGGTAATAGCCCCGTCGTTCTTCAGGATGCGGCCCTGGTATTGCAGCGCCGCCAGTCCGTTGCTGACCGTTTCCCGCTCGTAATCTATCGGGGAGATCCCGACATAGCCGTCCAGCGACATACCGCGCAGGTGGAACATATTTGAGGCCGGAATGATTCTGGCAGTGCCATTGGGTTCTTTCAGGGTGTAGCGCAGGATTTTACCGGGTAGTAATTCCACGGTCACGCTGTCCGGTGGTAATGGGATCAGTTCCGCGACCGGTTCGCCGCGGGCGGAGATAATTTCCGAGTAGGCATTCCCGCGCAGGGCACAATGCACCATCATCATTTCCCGCCATTCCATTGAGGTTTGCCAGTGATTCGGCTGGTCATGCAGCAGGGCATACAGCGGATGTTCCGTGGCGCGTTCCTTGCCGCCCTTTGGCGTCCGCCGGAATACTATCAGCGGTAATGACGACAGGGTTTCGGCCAGCACCCGGATGCAGGCGAATACGGTGGATAAGCGCAGGGCGGTGTCCGCACTGACAGGGGCGCCGCCGATAGAACTGCCGACCTGGGTGTACCAGAAATCATCCTGTGGCGCTCGTTGTGAGGCCGATTCGGACATGGCGGAAAGCAGTATTCCCATCAGCGAACCGCCTTAATGCAGGCAACGATCAGAGATACTATTAACACTATTGCACCGCCTACAATCATCGTTATCCAGCCCGATAAAGTTAAACCATAAACACCTATCAGGATTAATAATACACCACTGACGGTTAAAATATCTAATACGTCCACGTTCATTGGGGGTCAGACTGCCATAAAAACAGGATCTTCATATTGCGAGAACTGCGGCAGGAACCGGGCCACGCGGTTCGCCATCAGTAGGGAGATCACGCCGTCAATTCGCCCGGTCGCCTTTTGTTTTGACAGCTTGCGATTGCCCGCCGGATCCTGAACTATTACGGCATTGGCCGCACACCAGGTCGTCACCGGGTTACGGCTGATCTGGATACGCGTCTCGGTTAAGTCGGCCTCGAGGTCATCAATCGCCGGGGACATATCTTTAAACCCCTGGCCGAACGGTAACAGAGCCATCCCTTCCGCGTATTTATCCTCCGCCGGCACTACGGTTTCGATCCCGTCGTCGTCTACCTCGACCTTGGCCAGATAACAACTGACTTCATTATCGTCCAGCGCCCGGATCAGATCATCAATGCGCCAGCGGTCAAACGCCAGCAACATGATTGGATGATGTTCATTGATCTCCTTGATCTGGTAGGCGATAAAGTCGTAATCGATGGACCGGCCGGGGACTGCCTGCAGGTGTCCGTCCCGTACCCACATGGCATACGGGGCACGGTCCTTGTTCTCGCGTTCCTTCAGCGTGTCCTTGGGGGTGAAAAACAGATTAAACGTGGTCTTATTCCCGCCGTCGAATTCCAGTGTCAATGAGGTTAAGTCAATCTTTGCGGACAAGTCGATGGCCGCCACACAGTTCCCGCTCATTTCATCCAGTTCAATATCCGACTGACAGGAGTCCCACGCCTCTTTAGAAAATGCCGGGGACTCAGCGCCCACCCATTCGCAGAAATTCAGCCGGCGAACGATCGATTCCTTTGACGGCATACCCTTGGCCTCCTTGACCTGGTTGCGCAGGTAGTCCATGCCGGGGATCTTCGGTAGTGACGGGTTAACTTTTATCCAGCATTTCTCGTCAACGAAAGGATCCTCACCCTCATCCAGACTGCAAATAAACGCAAAGAAGTTATCGTCCTTCTTGTCGCCCTGGACGATCTTCACGCCGTAATCATGGTATTCATAACAGACGGATGTTTTATCAAACCCGGAGTTTGTGATCAGGAAATCAAGCGCCTGCTTGCGCCACTTTTTACCGGAGGACATAAACGAGATCATGGCATTGGTCGGATGCTCGTGAACCTCATCGAACAGGTTG